GCAGTTAGAAGGACTCTGTTGAAGACTATGTCTTCATCATTGTCCCAATAAGCTGCTCTCAACCGGTCAAATATCTCCTGTTGTTGTTGGATGTTTAATAGCATCACTTCAATAGGAGGTATTGATTTCAGTATTGATTGGTCGACCACACCTAACCCAGCTGCCATCTGAGTAACCTTTCCTAGGAAAGGCTGAAATCGATGGAAGTTGGATTGGAGAGCTTCTTCAATGACCTTGGTCTTCACTTCAGCTATCGTTTGCATTGCAAAGCTTTGCTTAAACGAAACCTGTCGTGTACAACCTAGATACGAACCGTAGTCGCTAGCCAGGAGTCTTTCGACCCGCTGGTAACCAACTTCGGCCGTTTCTCCCTTTTGTGGGAGGTCAAGAAGACGATTACATTTGTCTGCCCTTATGGGTAGATTTAGTATTCGTAATAGCTCTCCTAGACCGGGAACAGCCATCATAGGCGAGTCGGGATATCATCTGGTCCACAGACGACGGATGTGTTCGATAACCAAGTAATACTTGGTGTCATCGACAAATCCGTTGAGTGTGGCTCCGGAGATCTCAACTCCCCGGTGCACCCATCTCTTAGCGAATTCGTACGTATCTTTTGATTCGTGCGTCTTCTGCAATGAGATGTGTACACCAAGCTCGGCCATGAGTATCTTATAATTATAAGCTACGTCATGGTTAGCAATTACGATGTCATCTCCTAGGAGTGCATAACTATCGAACCTGGGCGAAAGCCCAGCTCGCTTAGCTGCAACTCTTACTAGAAGATGATGCGTTAGAGCGAATACTGGTCAGGATGAGTAAGCCCCCATAGGTTGACCTGTCTTGTAAAAGACCTGTCTTCCCTGGAAGGTGAACCCATACCCAACCATTATTTGTCTCCACGCAGCCGCATTTTCTTGACCTATCAGCTCCGACAGAACAGTTTCCTGTATTTCTATAGGAAAGCGGTCTGTCGCTGAAGTTAGATCAAGAGAATAGTATGGGCCGTTAGCAGGGAGCCATCGAGTGAAGTCACCTTGATCATAGGTACAGTCACCCTTAACTTGCTTCAAGAATGCGAAGATCGCATCTGAAACAGGTTTCAGGGCAGTCTGTGACCAGTAATCAAGGATGGCTATCACTCGTTCCTTAGCTTCCGGATCATGAACTACCGAGAGCTTCCTAATGAGATTCTTAGGTCTCATTTTGAAGAACGATGTTCATGCATCCGAGGGGATGGAGGAGAGATCCTCCATCCTCGATTGTAAGGCTGACCCCCCTAAGGTCCCTATAGCCTCTTTGAGGCTATCCGGAATAAGGTGTAGGTCTACAATTGAGCTGAGGAGGGCGGGTCCGTTAGGACCCGCTTTGGTTGAGAGATGGCAGTTGGACCAAGGTTCAACTGTAACGGATCACTTGAGTTCCTGTAGGGTCAATATGAATTCCTTCTTGAGATCGTGAGTAATCACTTTCTCAGGAGGAGATTCAATTGATCTTACATCAACGATTCCCTCTGCCTTGATACATGTACTGACTCTGAGAAGAGTTAGTAACAGTCTCCGGGCATTGGGATCCTCTGAAAGGACTAGGTCCTTTAGTGGACCTAGACATTTAGGTAAACCCTTCTTGTCTAGTCCCAATGAGGGATCTGTTGACTCGTGAAGAGGATCGCCACACAAGAACCTTGTGGTATGCAATCTGATGGATTTTATCCGTTTGATTGTTGCCAGAGGTCCTCGTGTTGCAATCCAAGTCACGACTTTCGTCTCTCAGTGACTTATGCACTGGTAGCCTTCAGACGTGGGAATAATTCATTTGTTCAACCAGACTAAGATCTGGAAGACAAATCGGATTGTTTTCATGTTTGTAGCTGCTTTGGTGTAAGTCTTCTTTCTGCTCCGCTTTAGATAGCTAGCTTTCTGATCCTCCAAAGGGTTAGGGGGCTAGCCTTCCTTCGGCCTGCGAACGTCCAGTTCGTGGGTTCGACCCAGCAGGCCCCGTACTTGCTAGCTTCTTTGAGGTCAGAGCAGGCGGGGTTGCTTTCGCCGGATATACCGGGTGCTATTCCACTCCGCGGGTTTGTCAGCCCATCCTATGATGAGTACCTCCTGGGGAAGGATTTCAACCTTCCTTGGG